CCACTAACCAATATACTGAGATGATCCAAGACAACCCACTTACAACCCAGAGCCTGAGCCATGAACCTGACCCTACTCAAGATCTCATCGTTACCTATACTACCGAAATGATCAAAGGCAAAGAACCTTCCAGAATTAATTGTCTTGTCTTGCCATTGCATCAGTTCTTCCCTTGTGAAAGCCTCTCGTACTTCTTTAATGTACAGTCTGGAAGAAGCCTCCACACTCATGATATTCCATGCCGTATTTTTGACACTTTCTTCCAGAGCCAGTATACCTATGTTATCTTCTGTGTTTCTCAGGAGATGATGCATCAACTCTCTCATGATGCTTGACTTACCCATGCCAGCACCAGAGGTAAAGGTAAGCAACTCACCTGTCCTCATACCATAGGTCTTCTCATTCATCTGAGGCCAAGGATACAGACAAGTCTCACAATACTCCTCGTCATATAAGCTACCTCCAATATCCTTGAGGTTAATAATACCGGCAGGAGTGTATGGCTGTGCGTTCCACCATACCTGAGTGAAATCCTTTCCTTTGCCCATCTTCAAATATTCAGAGGCATCTTTATGTTCAAGATGGGCAATCTTACATTTGTTAGGGGCAAACAGTTGGGCTACTTCTTCCGTAGCTTTACGTCCTTGTTTATCCATATCAAAGCACAGCACGACTGTATCAAAACTGTCAAGATAAGTGAAGGCTTTTTTGCAATCTCTGAGTGCCCCTGCTGCCCCTGTTTTAATAGAAATACAGGGCCACTTAGAACCCATCATCTGATAGGCAGACATGGCATCAACCTCACCTTCACACACAGTAATGTATTTACCTTTAGGTGAGAATATATTCTGACCAAACAGGACGGCATCACTGATGTCACCCTCTGACCACATCTTCTTATCTTTAGTCTGTCTTACCTTGGTAGCTATCTGATTACCCAGTTCATCAAAGTATCCGTAAAGGTGGTGAGTTATTATACTGCCATCACTTTTAATCTTAGTGCTATATTTCTTGGCAGTATCTACAGATATCCTACGATCACTAAGCTCTCCCCAATTTCCAGTTGTAGACATTGGCTTTACCTCTTGCTTTGGCATTGATACTATATTATCTCCAAACCTAGTCTCACAAGCAAAACACCAAGAGTATCCTCCCGTGTGTTGTACGTTACCATCACTAGATCCACACTTGGGGCATGAACCCCTATCTAACCATTGCTTTTGTGACATTTACACCCCCGGTCCCGGCCAAGTTTCATCGTTAATCTCCTTCATACGTGTACTGGTTGCTATAGGTACAGTCTTAACTAAATTCTTCCATGAAACAGGATATAAATTTCTCATATAATAGTCTATGCTTTGAGCTACAAATCGTGTTTCAGCTTGAGCATCATCTTGTAATCTAAGATTGCATACTCTGGCAAATGCATACAGAGAACCACTCCAATACCATGAAGTGTACATACTCTGGGGTAGTATAGCCCTAGCTTGTTCAGGACAAACTCCACCCTTTATCATATCTCTGTATGCCTCCGTTGATATTTTTATAACTTCCCTATATTTCCTATCAAACCATTCGTTCCCATGTACTTCATGGGGAGTTGATCCCTGTTTCTTATCCTTGGATCTTTCTCTCCACAGAAGAGGATACCAGAAATCAGGCTCGTTGTCAACATATCTTCTACTAACCTCATTCCATCCCAACCCTACTTGATGTTTCTGGAGTTGTCTGGCAACAAAGATAGAGGCTTTGATTTTAAATGTGGCAAAGACATGTGAGAATGGCGACCAGTGTCCATGCTCTGCTAAATACTTTATTAGTTTCTCATCTTTGAAACTCATTACGTCATCTATATTTTTATCAAAGGAAACTCTTGCAGCATTAACAACAGTCGTATCATCTCCCATGTGATCTATAAGATCAACCTTACTCACTGGTAAAACTCCTTGGGAAATCTGTTCTTTTCAAGAGAGAACATTTTGGAATTGTTAACAGCCCTCCATAGGTAATGTTCTCAGCATCAGTTTCGTTTAGGCTGGATGCAATCGTGATATAATAAGCATCGTCATGCACCAGTATACCAGAAGATTTTATTCTCATTGGCTCAAGTTTATCTATATCTTCTTGAGTTTTCCATTCAGCATCTTCGTACTCAACGGAATCAATCCACTCCAGCATTACTATTTTATTATTATTCATCAGCATATTCTCCCCAAACATCTCGTACATAATTATCTACAAAGGCTTCTTTATCACTCATGATATCATCAACTTCCAGTTTAGCCAGACGTTTGGCTTCCTTAATGTCATAACCTTCCTGTATATATTGTCGAGTTATGGACCTAAACAATTGCTTTCGTTCCTGTTGTAACATACTGTTAACCATCGTTATCATACCTCAATCTTGATGGCCCATAGTATGTTGCAGTAGATGTGTCAGCATACTTTAGTACATACTCTTCTATGTCTTGTAAAGAAGTAGGATCATACCCTGATATAATTATTTTTTTAATCAAGGACAGAGGAAGAAAGAGTTCCATCTCTTCCTCCGTTTCCTTTGATGGATCTTTGAATAGCCAAGGAAGATCTATAATTTCACACTCAGACATCAATTGAATCCCTCCATAAATTTAATTCTCCCTGACCTATTTCTTCTCTCTCTTTCTGGATGCGGTCAAAGATAGATTCATGACTAGATCCATGCTTGCCCAACCACTCTGAACGTGACAGAACTGTAGCATCTTCTTCCATATCCATAAGCCATGCCTTTACTTTACCCATGATTTTTCTCTCCTTGATTGTCTTTGGCCGCATTGTTTATCTTCCACTTTTTAATATCCTCTAAAGACTTCTTTGTAATTTCTCTAATATATTTACCAACAACATAATCATAAACGTCTTCCTTGTCAAGACCATACTTTTCCAAGAAGGCATACCGTCCAATTGTTAAAGCATCCTCATGCATCAGCTCATCAAAGAGATACACCCGATTGCTCATGTTAATCTCTCATGCTTGGATCTTCCATGAGTGCCCAACCTGAAGCACCACTTCTTAAACTTTCTTGTGGCTCGGCTTGCCTTCGTAAAGAATGAATTTCTTCTTGTAACGTCTTTATTCTTTTGTGAGATCGGGCTAGCTGTTCCTGTAACTCTCTCACATTTCTTCTCAATTCTTTTTCTATGTTCATCTTCATCCCTCATTTTGTTATATGTATCATATGCTTCTTGAAATGTCAAGAAAATTCCAGCAGATGTTTGAATTGGATCAGGCCCTCTAACAATTTGCCAACCATCCACCTCTCAATCTTCAATTTCTTCATAGGGCTGCCCCTCATACCATGCATGGAAGGATGGTTCAGATGTCTTAGGTTTATGATCCCACACACCAGTGACCACCCACTTGTAACGAGGCCATGTTGCCGTGTGGCCTATCCCATTAAGAGTGTGAGAATCTTTGAGTTCCCATCTCACCCATTTACCATCGAACTTACGTTTACGTAACTCTATTTTACTCATTAATGAATCCTCATTAGTCCTATACTATTGTCGTTCAAGAACATATCAGAAGGAAAGTTATATTCCTTACAAATTAATTCCATGTACCGCCATGCCGTAACCTCGTCAATGAAAGTTTTAACAGAACCATCATCATCCATGAGAACATCAGGCAATGGATAGTCCTCATCCTCGGGGTCTGTTCTGACGATACACCACATTGCTTATGTCCTTATGTTTTATTTTCCTGTCATACAATTTCTTATCCTTCACAATCCTCTGTTTCCAAAGAGGATCAGAGAGTTGTTTGGCAATTGGATTAGTTTTGCGTTTGCCCATAACTCTCTGATCTTTCATAACCCTATCCTCATTAACCAATTGCATATAAAGATACCACTAACATTCCCAAAGAAGAAAGACATAAACATAAACCACAGTCCTATCTTATATTTCTTCATGGTATCTATTCCTTATTATAAAGTCTACTAAAGAATGTATTATCAATCGGAACATCATACCATTCATCAGCATCATCTTTATCCAAGAAGATGTTCCAATAAGATTCACTAACTTGTAATGTTGCTTGTTGGTGAACTAGTTCTTCGTTATCCGACTCTTCTTCTGTTTTGTTATCAGGTATGGTGAAGTCACCCATTAAAAAGTTTATAGGATAATCTAATATTTTATATTCCAAACCATCATAGCCACAAAATTCATCTATCATATCAGCTAAATTTTCTGGGTCGTTTGAAT